ACAACCATCGTGGACGATTGGCTGCTTCGATCCTGAGTGCGAGCCGCCTCAAGAATCTCTGAAAACCTATTTCGAGTATCTGCGGAGGCGGTCGACATTCATTTATTAGATAAGAGGACCCTTAATCGGGATCATTTTTTGGAACCCATCGCCTTAGCTTTGCGTGCTTTAGCGAGTGCGTCCTTACGCTTTTGGCTTTTTGCTATCAGCTCTTCACCGCTGGGAGCTTTCTCTTCCTCACGCTTCTCTTCGAAGCGCTTGAGGAGTTCAGGAGGCATCTTATCAGCCATCGGGAAGAAGATAATTTTTCACTCTGTCCAGTTTAACCGCTTCTTCGGGTAAATCCTCGATGGGGTACCTAGTTAATAGATGATCTTCTCGGCCAAGCATATCCGTGGCACCTTCTCGAGGAATAAAATCAGCACATAAAGCCTGTACTTCAGGACGATCCCAGATGTAATGTTCTGCAATAGAGCTCAACTTGCGTGCTCGTCGTCCTGGAGTACCCATCCAGCTGAAATGCCAACCCGCATCGCGCAGACCGATAAATTTACGATTCGGTTGCTCACGAATACGAGTTAATGACCCGTGGGCTTTGAGTGTGCCAACAGTACACACGGTTGCACATCGCCATTCGAACAACTCCCCTTCAGGCGAAAACAACTGAAGGTCAGCACGTCCGTAGTGCATAGACATATTCAGACCGAAGATCTTGGAGGGGTTGTCTGAAAGAGCACTCTTTAGATCGTCAAAACAGTCCCAGTTAGGCAGCTCATCGCAGTCAGAACAAATAAAGACTGCATCTTCCGGTAGGAAAAAGAGTGCCTTAGCCAGTGCGTCCCTCTGACCACGCTCTCTAACCCAAGGATCAGGAGCCTCCTCCGGAGATGGGAGCTTTACCTCAAGGACTTGGATGGCATCAGAGGGCAACTTAAGCTCTGAAATTGTGTCCTTGAGAGTAAAAGGCTTAGGATCACCTCTATGAGTTCTATCACCCTCGGCGATAATAAAACCGTCAACGTGGTCCTTGAGGGCGTTTATGCGGAGCTCAAGTAGCTCTTTCTCGTTGAAGTAGGTGAAAGTATCAACAAACATCAGGCAGGAAGCAGGAACTTGTTTACGCGGGGGAGCGTGAATACGCCCTCAGGTAGTTTGTCGATAGGAAAACTTTCAATAATGTGATCCTCTCTGCCGAGCATGTCTACGCCACCGGGAGTCGCTGAGAACTCAGCACATTTTTCCTCGATGTCAGAGGTGTCAGTTTCCCAGTGGGCATAGGACTTCAACTTAGCCAGTCGGCGGTCTTTGTCCCCCATCCAGCTGAGGTGCCAACCAGCATCAAGCTCCCCGAAAGTCACATAATTAGTTTCAGCTCGCATAGATGAGAGCGTGCTGTGAGCTTTAAGAGTAGTTACTGTCGCAGCAAAGGCGTTACGCCAGTTGAAGGGAGAACCGTCGGGAGTGACTAACTGGCGATCAGCACGTCCGTAGTGCATAGACATGCTTAGCTTTACAACCTTGCCAGGGTTTTCCTCAACAGTCGAAACGAGATCATTTAATTTATCCGGATTGGCTATTTCATCAAGATCCGAACAGATAAAGACGGCGTCATCAGGGACCATATGCAGTCCCACACTTGCCGCATCTCGTTGTCCCCGCTCTCGTAACCACGGGTCAGGAGCTTCTTCCTTGGAGGGAAGCTCTACGTGTAGGACTTGAATCTTATCGTCTGGGATACCGAGTTCTTTAAGAGTCTCCAAGCAAGTAAATGGTTTCTCCTCACCTCTGTGCGTTCTATTCCCTTCGGTAATAAGGAAACCGTCAACGTGCTTCTCTAGAGTGCGGATACGCAGCTCAAGAAGCTCCTTCTCGTTGAAATAGGTGAAGACGTCTAAAAGCACGCTGGCAGCATCAGGACTGCCAACATACTAATTCAACCTGCTTCAGTTAAGTACTTTCCTGCTCGACGTTTAGCCCTGGACATAATTTCTCTGTCTTGCTCAAGGGCGTCAACGGGACCCTCGACACCGTCGCCGTAGGTAACAGTCGGAGTAGAGGGTGCTTGAGGAGTGGGTTGCCCGATCAGCTCGGAATCCTCGTCCGCCGACATCTGAGCAAAAGCTGAGTCAGCAGTTTGATTAGCCCGACGCTGTTGGTCAGCTGCAAAAACTTGATCCTGGTAAGCCTTGGAGAAGTTAAAGGCGTAGGGAACAAATTGATTAGCCATCAGTAGAGCACCTTGACACTGTCGACATTGCCGCCGCTAATAGCCGTGGCTGCAAATGGGAGAACCTTGTTCGCACCAACCTCAGCAAGAATCCACTGGCCTGGGGCGTCGTTCAGTTCGATGTAAAAGGTGTCGGTAGCGTCCCCTTCAATATATAAACCACGGGAGGTACTAAACCGCTTCTCCCCGTCAGCCGGTGCCCAGACAAAACCGCTCGCATACGGCAGACTGACCTGCTGAGGAAAGACAGAACCAAAAGCGCGGATATCCATAAGTAAGAAGCCTCAGTAATAGTTTAACCTTCTTGCTCAGCAATTTCGATGAGCTTGTTTATATACCATGCACACTTTTTGAGATCCTCAACACCGTTCTTGTGCTCGGTGCGCCATAAATACTTAATCGCCGAACCTCTGCAAAACCCTTTGAATCCTTCAGACCCAAGAGACGCCCTAAGAGCATCGATGCATTCGATCTCACCTTGGTTGTAATGAGACGGATGAGAGACACGATCGCTCATACAACGAACATCTCAGAAATATCCATGAGGGTACCATCCTCATCAGCTAGAAGCTTGCTGTACTTTTTATCTAAATGCTCCAGCAGGCCGCAGGGGGCGATGACAACCTTGTCTTTGTCCCTTACAACTGGCACCACTCGACGATGCTCCTGCCCTTGCCTAAGTCCCTCAAAGGCAAGTCCCATAGAGCTTCTGTCGGCAATCGGCCAACAACGGTGACCAGTCAGCTCGAAACTTCTGACTGAATCACAGCTCTGCGAATAGATATAAGCCTCTGCCATCTTTTGATCCAGAACCATTAGACCCATGTAGGGGTTACCCAGAGAGACAAAACCAAGGAAATCCAGCGTGGGCGTCAAATACGCCTGCACTTGATAAGGTCGATCACCCCAAACATCTGGCGTAGGTCCCGTCAGACGCCATTTTTTATAGTTGTCGAACGGAACGCATTTATGGTCGTACCGCTCATAACGGCAGAAACCTGGCTCAAGATTTAACGGTTTAAGGAACTGACGATAAGTTAACCAATAGATATAGTGTTCACTGGTAAACACCATGTCATTTTCGCTGTAGATATAGATGTCATAAGACTTGGTTTCGACAGCCAACTTCAGTGTCGGTTTGTGCGACCAGCAAAGAGCAAACCCTTGATACTCAGGATCCGCAACCAGAACACACAGATTTAGTGTATCGAGGTTCGGTTCAAGAACCGCTAAGAGGATCTCCTTATCCTGTTTGTGCTCGTGATCGATATAGATAAAAACATCTTTTTGAGCAGCAGGGATCTCCTCATAGCCCCTCAAGACCTCTAAGAGCTGATCTACACGTGAAAGTGGGTCGTGAGCTGTGATGTTGAACATCACCCTGTAAGTGTTCATTACAGCTGCGTCGTAACGCCAGGATTCCGCGATCATTGATCAGTACTCCGTGTGGTAGTTACCACGGCGTTGCAGGAAGCACACAAGATGTGTATAAGCGTCAAGCAAGTCGTCGTGAGAGGTAGCACCGACGTTAATAATCTGATCAAAAAGCTGATCGAATCTTCGGTACCGATTGAAGACCACCTTCTTGTTCTCCAGAAGCCCAAGGGTACCCCTGAACCGAGCGATCTTGTCTCCTCTGAAGCCTTTCACTTCATGGATATGAAGATTACCAAGGCCCCATTCGTTCAACATCACTCGTTTTAGATCTGCTGCAAGTGATGCTTGGTAAGCCACGGACTCAACGACAAGGGTACAAGTGGAATATGTAGGGAAGTACTGCCCCTCGGGGTTCTCTTGAAGGATGCCCCACTCAACAAGCATCTTGCACAAAAGATCGATCTTCTCGAGGTTTCCGATCGACCGAACCTGATGGGCATCAATGATGTAGTACTGATCTTTAAGCCTCCCTCCAAGAACAAAAGCGGTGTAATCAGAGGTTTCGTTCTTACTCGCTGAGAGGTCGATTCCGACAGCAAGAGAATCGAACTCCGTAACAACATCTCCCTTCACCAAGAGGTCTGGCGAAAGGATCAGATCCGAAGTCATCACTGGTTGCTGCTGGTACTGGAAGGCGAATGCCACGGGGTCCAGTTCCTTCTGCCCGAGCAAGTACTCAACACTCCACTGCTCAGGCCAATAACTCACAGCCTCACCAGCGTTGTCATATGTAAGTGCTTCCTGCTGAACCTGCTTCCAGCCCTTCTCAGGCACGAACATCGTTTTATGGATGTCGAGGGGGTGGAATCGAGTACCTAGGCAGATAGCTCGACCACCTTCAAAAATAATCGGAGCGATAACCGAGCTCCAATTACCGTTCATCTCCTCCCTAATCGAAGGGTTTTTAATGTCAGTGCTCGATTTAATAGGGTCATCCACGATGACCAAATGGGCACGTTTTGACGTGATCGAGCCTCGAAGACCTGCTGCTCGAAGGGTGAATTCCTCGTCACCCACTCGGCTGATGCCTGCGTAATCGAAATCGATCGACCAACCAATATCCGATTGCATGCCAGCACGCAATTGGACCTTTGGGAAGATTTTCTTAAATGTTGCAGAGTCGATGATCTGCTTAATAATTCGACTCTTTGGGATTGCTGTAGCGATGTTGTATGAGCAGTAAATGATCTGGAGCGGAAGGCCAGCAGTTGTATGTCTACCGATAATCCAGGCAGTGAACATATTGAGCACCGTGGACTTTGCCGAGCCTCGTGGAGCAAGGATGTCCAGATTGGGGCCTGCAATGTCTAGTAAGTATCTATTGCTCTCACCTGTAATCAAATGCTTGTGCCACTCCAGCATATGAGCCGCCGGAGCTTTATCCATAATTGTACAGAACGTATGGAAGTCCTGTGATGCTCTAGTAAATATAGTATCTAACTCAGGCGCATCAGACTCAACAGCCTTAGTAGCTCTAAGTTTTAGAGCACGTCGATACGCAAAACTCTCTCTACTCGGCATGCTCTTTTAAAGACTGTCTGTATACTGTCAGAAAGATTTTAACCCTGGCATGGCCAAAATTCTTTGGTACGGAGATATCCTTTCGAACACCGGCTTCGCTCGTGTGACACACAGTATTCTTGAGCACCTTGCGAAGGATAACGAGATTGTCGCTTTTGGAATTAACTACACCGGAGACCCTCACGATCTTCCTTTTAAGGTCTACCCCGCCTCTGCGCTGAACCCCAGCGATCGTTTCGGTATTCATCGTCTGCCTCTTGTCGTACAGCAAGAGGACCCAGACTTCGTCATCTGCCTGAACGACATCTGGATGGTGAATCAGGTGTGGGAAAGAATTCATCTCCTGAAGTCATCGATGAAATTCAAATTCATCGCTTACTTCCCTATCGATAGTGAGTGGTACATCGAAAACCACATGAGGTTTATCAAGGACTGGGATTTCGCAATCACTTTCTAGATTGAACAAGCTCAGCGAATTATGAGACACGGGGTCGAACCCAGGTTGCTCGGGGTTATCCCCCACGGTTTAGATACTGACAAGTTCCACACTCTTGATAGAGACGAGTGCCGGAAGAAACTAAGTCTCCCTCTCGATAAATTTATTGTCCTTAATGCCAACAGGAACCAACCTCGCAAGAACATCGACCTAACGATCAAAACCTTCGTTAAGTTCGCAAAAGACAAACCTGATGCTTCGCTCTACCTGCACATGAGCGAGAAAGATCTCGGTTGGGATATACGAGCCATCTTTAATACCGAAATGAAGCGTGCTGGTCTCGATCCAGACCAACGGTTAATCATGACTGCAAACAATATCGATTACACGAATGCTCCACCCGATGAGCTACTAAACACCATCTACAACGCTTGCGACGTGGGACTTAATACCTGTAACGGTGAAGGCTGGGGACTCGTGCCTTTCGAGCACGCAATCTGCAAAAAACCTCAAGTCATGCCAAACCACACCT